TTTATGCTCCTATAACTTTTAATTCTGTGATATGTTTACCGGCAATTACTTCCAATGTAACGTCCATCAAGTCCGCCCATTCTTTAAAAGTCCCTACTAAATCAAACGGAATAGATTTAATAATTTCATTAAATTTATTTTCTTGTTCGCTTGTTAAATTTTTGAATGTGAATGTGTAAGTCATTGTTGTGGTCTCCTTTGTTATAATAACCTTTCCTATGGTTAGATCATAACATTGTTACAACAAATTGTCTAATACTTAAAATGCATACTTGTTATTACATTTATGCTCCTATAACTTTTAATTCTGTGATATGTTTACCGGCAATTACTTCCAATGTAACGTCCATCAAGTCCGCCCATTCTTTAAAAGTCCCTACTAAATCAAACGGAATAGATTTAATAATTTCATTAAATTTATTTTCTTGTTCGCTTGTTAAATTTTTGAATGTGAATGTGTAAGTCATTGTTGTGGTCTCCTTTGTTATAATAACCTTTCCTATGGTTAGATCATAACATTGTTACAACAAATTGTCTAATACTTAAAATGCATACTTGTTATTACATTTATGTATAAATTAATCCACGTTTAAACCACAATCCGGTGCATCCCATAAAACGCTCGTTAAATGGCAAATCCTTATTTATTTGCCATTGTATTTGACAAGCATCAACACCGGTTTTATCGCTCGCATCTTTTATATTAATGTACGTTCCTAATAAGTCTCGACTTTCGTTATCGTAGCACCACACCACATAGCGAGGTTTTGGATTATGTCCAAAATAATAATCACGTCTAGGATATATAATAGATGGTCGTAACAGTTCTTTATAAATTGTCCCATATGGGACATAATTGTCAATACTAGCACTTTTAATTGTAGCGTATGTTTTTAATACCCTACCGGATAGATAATCATACTTTATAATATACTTCATTTACAATCGCCTCAATTTCCGCATCCGTATATTTCTCACGCTCCTCATGATACTTTGTGATCACGTCGTCAAGCGTAATTCCCCACTTTATAGCAACCGCACGTAAACTCATATTTCTTGATAGACAATCCTTAATAAATTCCATTATCGCACCTCTATGATAGTTTCTTGTTTGTTTTTACAATATATACTCTTAATGTGTTTATTGTTGATTTTAAGCCATTTATTCACATCTCTTACATCGTTGGTGGCGTGTTTACACACGCCACCAACTGTAATATAGTACCACATTATTTTACGCTCCTATTAATAACCTTACATTTTATTAAATTATCTTTCGTATTTGCCAAAACGTAATTGGTAAGTTGTTTTAATTACTCCTTATCTACAATTAAATCATAACATTGTTACAACAATATGTCCAATATCAAAAACGCATTTATGAATTGCATTTTCTGAATACACGTTGCACCTTGTATCGGTTGCAGTTCCATGTATCGTACACATTACCGCCCTCGGTGTATGTTGCATGTCCATTCACAATCACAATTCTAGGTTCAGTAATAATCTTTGTATATTGCTTTACCGTGCATCCCCATTCTAAATCACAACATTCCCATCCGTTGGATATTAGATATTGCCATCCGGTTCTTAACTCATCAATTTCCCATCCCCTTGCATCTGCAACGTCAATTAATTCGTCCATTATTTCCATATAGGGTTTTCCGGTTCCTTTTGCTATCGCTCTTATTAAACAATCATCCATGTTTTTGTTATATGGATTTTCATTGTGTTCGATAAACATATTATTTAGTCAACCCCATTTCTACACATTCATCAATAAACGCTTTAACTGTTGTTACTTGACATGTTATCTTGTTTCCTTTAGTATCTACAATCCACGTATCAACGCCGGTTACCTTACAACCAAATTTACGTAACTTGTAACCGTCTTTTAAATTGGATTGTAATTGGTTTAATGTTCTCATGATGTGTAATCTCCTTTGTTGTAATCACTTACCTTATGATCAGATTATACATTATTTTGTTACAACAATCAAATATATAAAATGCATGCTTACTATTCGTTTCATGCATAATAAAAAGAGGAGCGTTATTTTCGCTCCTCAATATCCGCTTACTATAAGCGTGCCTCCAATATGGTTAATGCTTATTGTTATCATTTCCACCCATGTTTTTAAGTTGATCCAACGAGTTCTTAATAATTGGCGGTACATCCAATCCGCATTTAACCGCATTTTCTAAACAGGACATACCTTCGTTAATAATAAAGAAATAGCAAGTTGTTAACCCTATTACTTCAGTACCCATCATGTGATCCATTTGATGTGCAAAACACACCATTGATAGTAATACCACTTTTTTTACAATCCCATTAAACATTTTTCGGCTATTAAACATTAATTTAGGATTAATAAAACTAGCTAACGTACCTACAAAAATGTCAAGCGAGATGGCCCATAATAACAACTCTAGTTGCGGAGTAACCACCCCAAAACAGTATGATAGAAATGATAGAATAACGCTAATCACTATAGTATGATCAAGATTATGCATTATTTCATAACCTCCCTATATGTATTATACCATACTGTTACAACAATGTAAAGAAAAAAACGGAGGATGTTATATCCTCCGTTAACCATTGACCGGCACGAGATAGCGGATCACATACGACTATTTAATAAGTTTTTGCAACTCGTCAATAGATTGATTTACATATCGTTTGTCTTTGGTGTCAATGAAATATTTAATATTCATAACCGCACTCGCAACAACTCGTGCTTTATCGTCGCTCAAACCGGCAACGCCACAAATACCACGCAATGCACTGTCATTTAATAACATTTGTACCAAGAAGTTTCTAATTTTAACCCACATTCTCACTCACCTCCTTTACTATTCTATTATATCATACATCGCAAGAAATGTAAAAATTATTTACAATTAAGTAACCGCCCTTACAATCAACAATCTTATACATTGGATAGAGTACAGTATTGTCAATCGTAATTCCTGTTACAACACTAATATTCATTGTATAATGTTTTAACCCATCCCCAACATTTAATGATAACGCCCTCACCCATAAACCTTTGTCGTTCATCAATAATGTATCTTTTGTTACAACAACATGTCCATATTGAGTATGAATAATGACAATATTATTTGATTCGGTTTCTCTCAATAACATGTCATTGCTATTATATAATTCCCAATCGTGTGCGTATTCGCTAATTGTATTTATAAAGCTATCACTTTTAAACATTATTTGACTACTCCTTTATGCTCAGCATCCTCGATCCACTTGTCAATATATACACGAGCCTTTTTTAAATCCCCAATAGATTGTCTACGATATAAATATTTCATTATATTCCCTAGGTAGTAATATTGTATATTATTACTACCGCTTAATATTGTTGTAATATCAACGCACTCCATACCACGATTATTATACCTTGTTGGTATAATCGTTTCATGCTCTATGATGCGGTTATAATCTTCATCCGTGATATAATCTCCATCTTGATCACACTCAATTACAATTTTCAACTCATCGCATACACTTTCAACATATTCATCCGTTTTATTTAATTGGTTTGCCACGGTTCTGATACTCGTCATACATTATTCTCCTTTAAATGATTTTATACGTTTCCAAGCCTCGTCAATGTACCATGATTTATCGAGCCAAGGAGGGCAAGTTTTACCTTTAATGTTAGTATTTACTATCTTACAATGCTCCGGACATGATGCAAATTTTTCCGGCTTGCCTCCCTCCTTGCATTTGTACACCAATCCGTCGTTACGGCTACGAGATGCGAACACACGATATACTTTGTCTGTTAATATCTCACCATTATATATTGCGTGTGAGTACTTACTAGATAATTTGTACGTTTTCATAAAACGCATCATATTGTTTTCTTTATTAATGTATTCGCTAGGATCAACGCCGTTTACAAAATATTCTACAACCGCATCAGATACTATTGGTAAATCACAATCCAAGGTGCTCGGCTTTTTAACCGCTCCTCCTTTTCGTTCAATTTTACCATTGTCAAATATCGCTATATAGTTGTTAACGTCTCGTTGTGCAAGGTATGTAATATAATCATATTCCATCGACATTTTGGTGCGTTTCTCCCATTTACTAACAATGGATTTAAGATCTTGAATTGCGTTTTTTGGCACTTCATAAATTACTCCATCTGTATTTGATTGTACAAGTTTAAATTGAGATAAATCCTCAATTAGTTGCAACAACATTAATTGACCGTTAATACAAACCTCTCGCATCCGTTTAGGATCATAAACGTTGGATAATACTTTGTATTTACCGTCCTCAAATTTACCGGCTCCGCTTTGTCCATATGTACCATTAATACAGATTTTTAACGGTGCTTGTAATGGGTTTCCCTCATGCTTATATTTTAGCCGTAACTCCATAATATCTTTAAAGTCTTGTACTTTTGGAATTGCACGAGATAATAAACCCCATTCCGTCATGATGTGTGGATAAAAGCTACCAACATCAATATGTATCATGATAGTATCGCTTGTTGTAACGTCATAAAAGTAATTTTCCCTCGCTCCATGTAATCCACCTAGGGCGAACGTATGCGGTACCCCATATAGTTCTATATCATATTTAGAATTAGGATCTTTACTTTCACGAATACCATCAAAAAATGTTAACACGTCTTTATGTGAGTAATCGTACTCTTTAACGCAATCCACATATTGAAAGTCGTATTCTTCATCCCAATATTTAGGGTTTAATCTTTCCGCCTTTAAGATTTTGGCGGATAATTGTGCTTTTGTTTTTGCCATGCTAGATATAGGCTCATTCGCTAACTTACATAAACCCATGTGTGCTTTAAAGTCGTCCTGTAAGTGTTGGAATACTAACGCCGTATTATATACGTCATCTCGGCAATATTCACGGTTTAATCTTCGCTCGTCCTCCGTAAGAGGTCTAGTGATATTAAATGATACATCTGTTTCATGGATATTCACGCCTAAATAACTTTCAAGTTGTTTAAGGCTTTTCCCAAACACCATACAATCATAAATATTTAAGTTGATAGTTTTAAAATCATTTGAGAATTGCCATCCGGCGTTACCATCACGGATGATGTAGTCATTGACTACTTTTGGATTAATTCCGAGTAAAATTGATTTTATAATATATTGGTCGTAGCCTTTACAGTTATACCCAATCCATAAATCGTTTTTGTGTTCGTTATAATATTGTTGCAACAACTCTATATCATTCTCAATATATGTAAAATCCTTACCGTCGAACGTTACAACAAGCCAATCATAGGCAAATACCTCGCAATCAAAAAAGATCATTCGCTTAATACCTCAATATCCTTAGTCATACCTATGGCGTATGTTTCTCCTACTTCAAAAACATTATCCGGATCTTGACATTCTAACAAAACACCTTGTAAATATGTATGTTCACCTAACGTCCATATATCTGTTAACTTTAAAACAATCCAATCATCTTCCGCATATGTATTTTTAATAATCATTATTCTTGACCTCCAATCATCGTTGCAAGTGCTTCATCTCCGTTCTCACGTGCTAGGTATACCAACCATGCATCCAGTTCTTTACTATCACTTTCAAGATAGATATTATGTAAAAACTCACTTACATATGTTTGCTCTTTAGTTAAATTCAATCGGCTCACCTCCTTTTAACGGATTTTCATTTTTACCTTGATAAATGCTCCGTATTCTATCCATGTCAAATTTCATTTTCTTAACATGTGTTTTATGCAACATGTCAAGATGCATCTGAACATAGTATAATGTATCTGCATCATGATGATGGTATTTAACACACAACCACTTGTCCTTTGGTTTAATTAAAATACATTGCCCTACTTTCATAATATGCACCCCAATAATAAAATTAATACTATCAACCAAAGATATGATACAAAAGCACTAATTATTGCTAATGTAAGAATTATTAAAACGTCCAACCATTTCATATATTACACCTCCTATTTAACCGTAACAACTAATAAACCCCAACGGCAATCGCCAATTTTTAAATCTTTACATTGTAAGGATAACTCCTCCTTACATCTATTATAATACACTACATGGTGAGATTTGTAAAATATCAAAAACGCATACATGACATTACATAAAGTAATAGGAGCGGTAGTAATACCGCTCCTATATACTATCTAGTTATCCCAAACATCACCGACATAATAGTTTTTAAAATTACCGTTTGTTTTTTGGGTAACTAAGAATGTGCAGTTTTTCACATCCGCAAATACAATTTTAATTTGCGTTTCTAAGTCATCAAAATCGCCGGTAAACTCTACTTCTTGCTCACTGCCCAATGTATTTAAGAAGTCAATGGCGGATTTAATACACCATGCACTATTGTTACATCCGGTTAGTACTTTATTAATCCATAAACGTTGATTTTTAAATTCACCATCTAAGATCTTAAAGCTACCTTTTAACATAAGTTTGTCTCCGGCTTTTGTTGTGCCAAGTTCCAAACCCATTAAAGCACATTCATAATCACCATCTACAGGATCCTTATATTCTCGTTTAGTGTTCTCGTTGGATTGATTTGCCTCCAACTCCTTAATACTTTCATTATATTCATCCATGTTCATATTAAAATCTTTAAAACTCATATGTACCTCCTAATTAAAATGGAACGTCATCCAAATCTTCTTTAGTAATTGCTTTGCGTGTTCTACGATTTCTCCGGCTCTTTGGCTTTTCCTCGTCTTTGTCATTATTCATACTATCCAAGTCTTGACTATCGTCAATAGCCAATAATCCGTTGCATGCGTATTTACGAGCATACGAGGAGCAAGCACCTGTTAATTGTGCATCGTCCATACCCTTTTTACTTTCCTGTTCTCGTGCGTACCCATCGCATGAGTGCATTGTACCATCCTCACAATCAATGATTGTAACCGTAGATTTAATATAAACTCTATCTTCTTTTGTTACAACATCATCCGAGATCATAAGTACACATTTATACTTTTTCAATAATGGCTTTACTGCCTCTAAAATACCACTTAAATCCCTATATTGATAACCACCAAACGTATTACGCTTATTTTTTGGTGCTTTCAATTCTAGTTGAATATTATTTAATTTCTCATAGATCAATCTCATCACCACCTTTATAGGATTTTACAGGCTCTACAAATCGAGCAACGTACAAGTCTGCACTATGGATAATATATAATAATTCTTCAAGTGCTAACATATACTCCCGGTTTGTATTCTCGTACCATCCATCATGACTTAATATAGCTACTTTTTCGCTTTCCGTCAATGTAAAAAATTTACTCATGATAGTTAACGATCTCATAGCGTGTGATTTAATCATTAATGATGGATTAATTTTCTTTGGTTTACTACCGCTAACCTTACCACTTTTTAATAGATTGTTAACGTAATATTCATATGCTTTCCCTGTATCATGTCCGCATGCACACAACACTATACTCTCTTTAGATACTTTACTTTTAAAGGTATCTGCTAATTTTAATGCGTACTCAATAACGTTTAATGTATGTTCTACTAAACCGCCTTTATAGTTGCAATGATATGTGGTACTCGCCCAAGCATCATAAAAACCGTTTTCTTCTAAATCTTGTAAGAACGCATCCACGCCATCTCTTTGTACGTACGTTTTTACATAATTCTCAAAACGTTCCTTATTTGTCATTAATAACCTCCTCTATTCTTCGAGTGATAGCATCCCAATCTTTCGGATATACTAACCATCCCTCGCAACCCCAATTATTGATATTGGATAGTATCTTAATTTGTGCTTGACTAGGTTTACCCCTTACGTCTTTCAATTCTACGTCTATACTTTTACCACGTATACAGATATGCATATCGGGTAAACCATTAATAGTGAATTGAGATCCAAACCGTTTCTCATAATATCCAATAGGCGTTGCCTTTATTTTTTGTTTCGGTGTATTAGGCGGATATATTCCCCTTGATTGTAGCCAATTTTTCAATCTGTTTTCTAAATTCTTTTCACCGGCTATACTATCACCTCCATATATTGTACGTACATTATATCATTACTGCTCAATATAGTCAATCAACAATTTACAATAGTCCAAGTTATCGTACATGTACTCACAAAAATCACGCCACTCGGATAATTTATGGTTCTTCCGTTGTTTGTACATATTGAGAACGTTCTCATAATTCATTGTAACGGTTCTAGTCTGATTATATGCACTAGGTAATAATTGGATGATGGTACGCCATAAGCCTTTATTTTGTTTCATATCCGCTTTATAATCCCTAATGCGTGCGTTAAGGTTTTCAAGTACAATGTTAACAATAAATTCGCCGTCATGCATGTCCTCAAAACTAAAATCATGTACGGTTAACGGTCTACTACATAGTTTATGCATCGTGGATTGACTATTAGTAGTAACCCCAATTTTATACGTATCAAATTCTTTCCACCAATATAAAGGTGCAGTTATATCACAACTGATAAACATTTGCCTTAATACTTTTCTATGATCCGCACCGGCTTTTATTAATTGTTGTAACAATTTCAAATCATTATCACCGATATAAATATCAGTTGTATCGTTTAAGTACCATGAGTTCATAGGGTTCCTCATACCACGCATAGCACTTTCAATACCATAAATTTCTAAATTATCAATTCTGATCATAAATCTCCTCCGGCTTTTTTAATCATTTGAATAAGTTCATCCTTGTTAAAGTCCTTGCTAAAATCCGTTTTATACGGAGGCTTACCACAATCAACCCATTTTTTACTATCTAAATCATATGTTTTCCACGTCAAGTCTTTCTCCTTTGGATGTGGTAATACTGTAAATAACGCTCGCTCCATCATCTCACGTTTTTCTTTATGACTACCAAGTACAATCAAGTACTTAAATTGGTGTCCTTTATATCTGCTAATATGATATTTACGCAACTGTTCGACGGTTGGGCGTATAGTAACTCGCTTGTCATTTTCATCTTTTTTGAAAATTGGTTTCGTTTGACGTGGATGGATTTTATATCCATCAAAAAGATAAATATCACTTTCGGATTTACCTACATACATAAAGTTGGATGCTTGATATACATAACCACATTTACCTAGCATCCCATCCGCCCAAGTAAATAATACTTTAATATCCGTATTAGCCTTAATCCACTTAACAACCGCTCGGAGCATCTGACTTTCGCTATTTTTTGGCATATCGTCCGTCATGCACATTCTACCAATTTCTAAATAATCATCGGTTTTAGCATCTTTAAACAACGCTTGAATTGTATGTAAAGGGCGTGTCCCATATCCCAATGTTACCACACCAACCAAGGAGCCGTCAAGGTATATCCCCAAGAAATATTTATTAAGCCGTGGTAATGTGTTTGAGTAATGATACTTTTGGATCATATCTAGTGCGGTATATTTTGTTACTTCCTCAATCTTAAAATTATATTTCATGTTTAAATAACTCCTCTGTGTAATCACGTTTAAGATCTAACGTGTTATATATTCTCTGTTCTATACTATTTATAGTAATAAGTTTCCAATAAGTGCATTTACTATCTTGTCCGATGCGGTGAATACGTTTTTTTGATTGCTCATAATAATCACTTTTAACCGGTGGTGAATAATAGATTATCTTATTGGCTTTTTGTAGATTTACGCCACTACTACCACTTTGATATTGTACAAGCGTTACACTATCCACATTATTGTTGTAACAATTTAGGTTCTTTTCTTTACCATTGATAAATGACAAAGGACGTTTTAATTTTAATACTAATTGTTGTAACAAATCTAGTTCGCAATTAAAATTATAGAATATAATTACCCTATCTTCCGTGCTTTCCAATAAGGTTTTTAATGTTTCTAACTTCTCCTTGCTATTGCATAATTGACGTTGATATAACATGTCCGTCGTTGGGTTAGTAGATATATATTCATACTCACCACAATCAACATAACCATCCTTAACAAACGTTTTATAATATTTGCTTGTTGGTACATTAATATCAATAAATCGTTGTTGCGGTAGTTCTATTACTTCATCCGTTTTCATAAATACGCATCCAAGATCATGCATTATAGATTTAAGTTCATCAACATTCTTATAAGGATTTGTTTTGGATAGCACACGGAATTTAATTCCGGCTTTCTCCATTTCAAAAAAATTACAAAACTTATCTTCATATGAACGTTTATTCATATGTAATCCTAGTAATTTTAATTGTGTGTACAATTTATCATATCTTGCATTACTGCATGGTGTACCGCTCAACAATACGAGACTATCAAATTTTAATTTCACAATCCCTTTTGTTTGTTTTGACGTTGGGTTACTTATTGCTTGACTTTCATCTAAGATGAGTGTAAATCCATTTAGTTTTAAAAGTTCAGGCTTACGCCAAGCACTTTCGTAATTGATAACACCCATTTTCTGATCTGTTTTATCATCCATAAAAGATTGTAATTGTTTCTTATTGGATAGATTGTACGTACAATAGTTATCATGTACATCCTTAAAATGTTCTATCCATTGAGATATTAATGGTTTAGGACATATAATTAAAATCGGTTTATTAAAAGATATAGCCTTTACCGATCCTGTAAATGTTTTACCTAGTCCCATGTCAAGATAGTAAGCCACTTTATTATACAAGAGGGTGTCTTGTAATACCCTCTTTTGGTGTTCATATAGTTCCATCTATACTCCGTCTTTCAAAAAGTGATAACCAATAACCATAATTAATATAATAACTAGTAACGTCATATTAATAAACACCTCTTTTCTTTAATTCCTTATAAATTTCATTTTTAATTGTGAAAAGTTCTTTTAAATCTTGCATGTTAACCACCTATATAAACTAAACCCATTGTAATTAGTGATAGTGTTGTAACAACACCAATAAAGAACATTACCGCAAAAATCAAATTATAAATAGTGCTCATGTGTTACACCTCCACAACAATCACATTGTAAGGATAACTCCTCCTTACATCTATTATAATACACTACATGGTGAGATTTGTAAAATACTTAAAATGCATACATGACATTACATAAAGTAATAGGAGCGGTATCGCTACCGCTCCTATATCTATTATTTACTACAACAATCACATCCGCATGCACATTTCTTTTCTTCCTTGTTTTTCCAAGGAGCAATTAACACCTCACTCACATCCATCTCATGTCCGCATACGTCCCCTCTATCTGAATACTGCCACATATAAGGGTTTGGATAATCGCACTCACTATTGTATTGTGCCACCCAAATCGGTACCCAAGGTACTTGACTATACATATACGTCTCATCCCATAACAAAGAGTAACCACTATAAATCCCTACAAAATCCCATCCGGCTTGATTTAAACGGTTAACAAAGTCGCACATGATATTAGTAATATCTTGATAACTTAAATTGCCACTGTTGATATAACTACGTAATCGTGTGTGATCTTCGTAATCATACCATACGCCGGCTTGTAAGTGCCAAGGTGTTAACCCAATTTCCGCCAATTTATTAATTACCCAATTCGCCTCATATCCGCATGTTTCAAGATCATACGCATGACTAAAATAATAAACGCCTACTTTTAAACCAACAGCAATAGCGTTTAAAATCTGTTGACGGCAACATTCGGTCTCGTTATAACTCTCTCCCAATTTAACAATTACAACGTCATAACCTTGCTCTTTTGCTCGCTTAAAATCTTCCACACTTGTAAAATAATCTTGCCAATCACTAATATCAAAACACTTCATGATTAAGCCTCCCATCCAATAATAATAACATCGCAAGTACCTAAATAATTATCACCACTTCTCGCCCAATAATTATAATAATATGTAGTGTTGGCAATTTGTACGCATGAATACACATCAAATCCGGTAGTGCTTTTATTTAGAATACCTCTATTTGTAACTTGTCCATAATAACTATTAGAATTCTCATTCAAAATAGTGTTATCGCATTGAATAACACTATATTGTGTATTTGCCATTGTTACCGGTAATGTTACATGTTTCTGTGTTCCTACTGTTACCTTAAACATAACACGCCCATCCGGTAGATATGTTTTCCAATGGGACACTTCGCTACCTTTTTTAGTACCTTCTTTATTTGTTGTTTTTAATGCTACCTCTTTTCCGTTGATTGTGATCATACCGGATAAATCGCCACCGGATAATGGTAAATAATTATTGAGGCTAGATTTTAATGCATATACGGATAAGTCAACAGATGGTGCATTTCCGCCACCGTCACCACGTCCGGCAAGATCTGAAATGCTTTTCATCGCACTATCAATAATATCCATGTTTGTATTAATTACACGAATATCGGCGTAATCATTCATATCCGGCTTAGTTAGATTATAATTAGTTGTTTTAGTTGACATTATTTCAACTCCTTATATTGTTGTAACAGTTCACTACGTTTATTACTTAATTCGTTTGAGTAATTTTGAAATTCTGTTTCACTCATAACTACCAACTCACCATCTACAAATACGTCATACTCTTTATTACCATCTACATAAATCCCTCTCAATTCTGATAACTTTATATTAATGGCATTTATTTCACTTTGTAGATTTTGTTTTTTAAATTGGTTTTCCAATTCAGTATTATCTACTTTAACTACTTCATAATATTCGTCTTTATCCTCGATTGTGCAGTTGTTATCGTTACACCAATCGGCAATTTTCTTATACTCGACCTCGTCAAAATCGTGTTTGTACATTTTTTTACCTAGCATCTTATTTATATCTCCCAATCGCTAACCAAAACTCAGTATGTCCATATGCGGATGGCTCCGCACATAAAATGTCAAATCCGGTAGTAGTTAAATTAAATGTTGCAGATCCCCAACGCATTTCAACGCTATCCGGTTTAGTGTTAACGCCAAAACTACGAGATGTTACAACGGCATATTGTGGATTTAACATCGGTGTTTGAAATGTTGTATGTTGTACATTATACATGCCACCTTTAGGATTTACATAACCCCATTGGACGCATAATCCAGTTGATAGTTTTACATATCCGGCGTGCCATCCTAAATTTGTGTATGAGTCTAATATAACTTTATCACTGTCAAAAGATGCTCCAGTATCGTCAATAACAAACTCTTTACCATTTGGACAATAAAATTTAAACCGATCCGCTTTTGTTTTCAATGTTGGCAATACAACGCCACCATTCGACGTTGTATTAAACTCGATGAAATGATCGTTATCAAGTTTTAAGCCGGTACCATAAGGCAACTCAATATGACCTTTCATTGTACCGCCTAACAATGGTAGGTATTCCCCTAGTTTATTGGTTGTATTTTGTAAATTATTGTCCAAAATGTCCATGTTGTTATTAAGGACTTGAACGTCTACATCATCATCATATGACGGCTTAGATAGTTTATAGTTTTTTGTATAATCCATTATTCCTCCCATGTAATTTCTGAGTCATAAACATCATTCCATGTTCTAGTTGCATTATATTTCCATAGTTTACCACGGATCATATATTTTTCATTTTTCCATAAATGCACTTTAGGATCACGCCAAGAATTATATTTATCTTTAGCATAACCCCAAGTATACGGCAAACAATAATCAATCCATCTATTATGTATATGGTTCCATACTAGATTAAAATGTGCCGGGAATACATCCATATAGTATTTTAAAAATGTTTTGTAATAATAGTCATTCGGATTGTAACGAGTACCCACTTTTGTTGTATGCGTTACCGTTGCATTACCATCATATGTAACCTCGCATTTATCACCAAACCATTGATTTACAATATCTTGTAATAGTTCTAATGTACATCTATGTGTGGATCGCCATTTAGTTATAATTGCGTTCCTACGATCTTCTAATGTTTCATTAGCATCTATTAGTAAATCTCTTTCATAAATTAAACACCCATAATCGTCCAATTTAGACATGAATAAATTATTATAATTTATATGGCTTAACTTGTCAACTTCTTCTAACTGTGCCATATTATAAATTTGATTTACCCATTTATCCTTACGATAAAGAGTGGGTAATGTCTTTATCATTTCTTGTTTAGTCATGATAATTGACCTCATTTAATACTCCGCACTCATCTTGATTTAGTTGTAATCTATCATGAGAATTGTTTAGTCTTATTTCTCGGTAGTCCTCTACGTTAGTTGTTTCCGCAACAACCAACCCAATTTTTGCAAGTGAAATATAATCTTTATTAAACGCACTCGTCTTTACATAACGTTCTAAATTTTTCTTAATTTCCTCTTTTGTGGTTTCGATATTACCACTTACTTGCAACCCATAAATGTCAATGTTAACGCTTTTAGTTGTAGCTTTAACAACCGTGGTTACTGCACCTATTGTAGCAACTCCGGATCCGTCGCCATTCTTCTTAGGATCAATATAGTTTTGTACACGACTTACAAGATCATCGCTTGCCGGTTTAAAGTCATTGCCTATTAATACCACTTTTACCGTATTTATACCGTCCCAAATAGGGATGCATCTAGCTTTACCAACTCCGTCAATGCTTTCCGCCCATAATACATATTGGTTAGCGTTAACCCCATTGACCGGTGTGCGTAATTTCGTGTAATATCGGTTCCGATAATCCTCGTCGGTTTCTGTATCATAACCGCCTGTTAGTGGTGTATTGTTTGTTACTTTATAAATACCTTGTAATGTAATCGGTAGTTCAGTAATCTCACCAATACCGACGTTTTTGTCGTAGCCACCAACAACACTCTCAATGTGTACACTATCACCGGAATGTACTTCTTTACTTTCTGTTGCAACAAATTGTACACCATCCACGGTTGCGAATAAATCACCTTTTAAAATACTACCGTTACCGTTAACTATAGTAATTTCTCCTTTTGATTTTGTTGCTCTCTTTCTGTCCAATCCTGTGCGTTCAGAAATAAACAAATCTAATTCCGTACCTCGTAGATTTTCCACGTCTAATTTTAACGCCGTATTATAAGCCAAATCCCAACTATCTTTAACACCAAATGCAAATCCACGTGTGAGATCATATGTTGGGTACCCTTGCCGTTTTCGATACTCATTATCAATATTAGCAAGCATTAAAGAATGTATTTCATCTAGTGTTTTATTATCATACATATAATATGACCTCCTCTCCTAAATCTGTGATTAATGTAAAAGTAAACTTCCCTTTGTCAAAAGTGAAATCACGTACATCGTTAACATTATCACATCCTGTAATTATACCTCGTTTAAGTCGTCGGATAATTTCAGATACTTGCACGCTACGAGGAATTCTATAACCAATAATGTCTGAGAAGTCCATACCAAAGTTATGATTGTAGATTTTATACTTGTCTAACTCTACTTTAATATATAGTTCTACCCATTGTTTAACTTGCTCAACTTCCGATGGCGGATCATCAACTATAAAACTATTGTTTGTGTAGTCAAATTTTACACTTTTAATAGTATTCACCTCCTAACAAATATTATTATAACATATTGTTACAACAAAGTATACTATTATTTTGATTGATTGTTACAACCTTTTAATTTTCGTACCACATCAACAACAAAAAATTGTTGCTCCGTTTCGGATGGTATAACCAAAACTAGATCTCCGGCTTTCCACACTTCCTCTAATTGAATGTCTCCTGTGCTTGTTGACGTATAGCTACCGCCACCATGCGGACAACTAACAGATATACTCCCTTTTTGATTCATGGTGCTATACGTACTTTTACGTTCTAATAAATGATATGCAACATATAGTTGCTCACCCTTGATTGTATATCTCCCATTCTGAATTGTTACAACCGGAGGGGATGTAGATACAACAGTACCAAGCATGGCTCCCATTTTTGTTTTTGGATTGTCTCGGCTTTTGAATTGCTCCGCAAGATCATACTCCCAACTACTCATTGTTAACCTCCTCATTATATTTGAGTTCACACTCCATAGTGTGCTTTCCCATATCGTACGAATGACTACAATTAGTTACGATATACTCACCAACCATACCAATATTGGGTTGATTAAACTTTAATATCCTACCACTTCTTACATAGTTATCGCCAATTAAGGTAACCTTTATAGACTTCTTAGGGTACGCCATATTTTTAAGTTTTGTTTTGGCTATCTGATCCGCCTGTGCTTTTTTCTTATCGTCAACCTTTTCATAATGTACGTACAATCCGTACTTCTTAATTGATGCATCGTCCTGTGCGGTTGCTATTACGGTTTGTGATTTTTCATTACCGCTCAGGACAACGATTTTATTAGCTAGTCCATCGCAATCAAACTCTTGATTAAATTCCGATACTAGCGGTTGCTTGTCCCAAATCATTTTAAGATTGTCAAACGTATTTATATATAACTTCCCATAGTTGTACTCTCTACGATATTGTTTACCGGTTTCATCTGTGGCTAGTTTTAATAAATCATCAATCACATTACTAATTGTATCTCCATTATATATCTTAGTAACTTTTGTTGTTATATCGCATGCAACATCGCAAGGGATATTCTCTTGCTTACATAATGTTGTAATTGCTGATTTAATGTCTACCCCATTAAATTGTATTCTAGTTTCTTGTTTATTCAAATACCACGCATTGTCAAACGCCTCATATTGATAACTTGATAGTCCGAATCGTGTAGCCTTTTGGATTGTGCCTTGAAATAATAAATCATCGCCATCATACATGCGGATTGTATCGCCAAGATGCACATCAATCCAAACGGTGTTTTTATCAATCACCTTATTATTTGCATAAGAAAAAGATAATTGAACGCCTAATGATTTAATATCATCCTCTTTTGTAATGTTACCACAAAACGCACTAATAATATAAGATTTGTTATCCTGTGTGGTTTCAATTCGGATCACGTTTCTAATCCTCCTGTCTGTGAGTTATATGTGCGGTATTCCGTAAAGGTTACATCAATATGGTAATCTGTTTGATTATCTTGATAGTAATTAAAATCATCTATTAGCACATTCATATTACAATAGGTTACGTCCCCTTTTGTAATAATAAGCCTAAATGGTTGTCCCTTTTGACGGTTGTCATTGATAAAATTAATAATATCCGCACCATTATCACCCTTTGCCCATGAATAGTCATTGACATTTGACGGCAATAATAAATCATCAAATTTTATCGACCTTAATCCCAAAAGTCCCATTATAGATATATCCCCAATTACGCTATTAAATACTTCGTTGTTTTGTGGGTTTTCTATTGTTGGTAACTTCTCCGGTGGTACAGGGAATGTAATGCTATTACCACCCTCCAATAATAATGTAATTTCTGCTCGTACATTCTTATTACCTTTATAAGATAAATACGCACGATATAAATTTAGTAGACTTGTTAAATCCATTAATTCACCTCCTCATGTATATATTATATCATGTTGTAACAACTATGTAAATAAAAAGAGGTATACTATATAAGCATACCTCCTATTACTAAATTACATGTTATTGAGTGCCAATCCTACACGGCTTGAAATAGCATCTCCAATTTGATCGATAAATTCGCTATTTCCAATAACGTTACCTTGAATGGTTACAGGGATATTGAACGTACTTCCACCACCGCTCAACTCCCTTTGTGTTTGTGCGTTTGTTTTAATACTAGATCCACGTGGTAAGTTAACTAACTCCGGACCATATTCACCTACTAAGGTACTACCGCCGTCAAAATAGTTTGTACCGTTTGCATTGTCATCAAAAATTGATTTACCGCCTTGATACATTTCCGGCGAGGAGTTAAACGCACCTACGCTCGCCATTTGATCCGCATCTAACTTCGCCCTTGTTTCCGCACTTGCTTGATAATATTCACTCATCTTACCGATGGCAATAGTTAAATAAGTTATTAAACCGCCAACCGCAGTTGATAGTGCAACAACACCGCCAACCGCCATCAATGATACTTCGCCTATTGTACCTATAGCGGTACTTACTGTACCAATGGAAATAATCAATTCTGAAAGCATACTAATCGTTTTAGCACCGGCGAGGGTTGATAAAAACAAACTAATAATGGGATGTTGACTTAAACACGCAAGACCAACGCCTGTTATACCTCCGCCAAGTTCTTTTGATTTATCCGCCATTGTTTGTACGTCGCTTGTTGCATCAACTATTACTTCTTGTAAACTAGCTAATGCTCCGGCTGATCCACTTAATCCCTGTGAGTTACCACCCAGTAAATTACTAATAAGTTCTCCAACAGGCTCTTTTAAATCATCCAATCTCCCTTGAACGGCTATTAATTGTCCGCTAAAACTTTTAAGAAAAGAAGTAGATGCTCCCATATGGGATGATTTAGAAAACGCCTCCCATACCTCTGAAAGTCGCTCGCTTTCTGTTGCACCTTTACCAAGTAAATCCGCATTTAATTTGTATGCTTTGGCGAGTTTTGTTGCCCCTTTACCTGTTTTGATGTAGGAGGATAGTGCTTTAGTAACGTTTTCTTGCTCGTCTCCTGTACTACGTGCAATATCCTGAGACATAGCAACAATATCTTTAATATCCTTTTTCCCAAACCCTTGCGATATTAAACCGCTAATGATTTGTAACGTAGCCTCATCACCAAACGCAGTAATATCTTGTTGTTTACTTGCAAATTCTTTATACTCTTTTAACCCCTGTTGTACCTCTGATACGGTTTTCCCTGTATTTTCTAATGCACGCCTAACACTTCCCTCGGCTTTCATTTGTACCTCGTACGCCTTAATTGCATCCATAGAAAACTTAGCAATCGCACCACCAAGTAAAGCACCTTTTAATAGACCGCCTAATTTACTTACCGACTTACCAACGGCGTTTAATTTACCGCTAGTTTCCTGTAAATTACTGTTCATCTTACCGAGGTTTGGACTAACATTATCCTTTAGGCTCATTACAATATCCAAAGTTTTACTCATTTATCCACCTCATATAAAATAAATGCTAATGCACACACGTACTCATCATACGACCAATTTGAGATCTCATTAAAGGTGTGTCCTCTATCAAGATAGTATTTGTATACAAATAACTCGTCTGATTTTCCGTCTTTCATTACTTTTTTACGCTTTCAACGTCTTTCGTCATTTGTCCTGTATATTGGTTTAAAATATGAGTATAGAACGTTAACACCTCAATAGGGGATAACACCTTTTCAATTACGTTGTGCGGTTCTCCCTCATATCCTAATTTATCCGCCAAGTTCCTAAATACTTCGCAAGATAAATAAATGACTTCCAAATTACGATCGTACGCACCTTTTTGTGTGTCAACATCGTATTCATCGTCTAGGCTTAAAATTTTCTTAAATGGTAATTTTGTACATTGATACTCATCATCACCAAGATTTACGATAAAATTATCGTTTTGGTTATTATTAAAACGTTCCATTAATTGCTCGATACTAATCATTATCTTATCTCCTTTAAAATATCATCCAATAAATCGTTACAACTATCTATAAAAATAGTGTTCGCATTGTCTTTTGATGTTTCCAACGCATTAATCCCCTTTCGACTATTATGGTGAAAGCGTGGTTTTTCCAAAAAGTGTGCTTTACTATTTTTATTAAAAATACGAATACGCCAATTAGTACCACTATGTACCAATTTACCTTTTTTATAGGTTGATAAATAACTTTTTTCATTCAACCCATTATTTTTTGTTTTGGCGTTCGCTTTTGCGGTACGTTTAACATATGTCAACGCTTTTGACGTTGATTTACTAAACATTTTCCGCAATCCCCTATCTATGTTTTTGTCTTGTAGTTCAGATAGTACACGTATAAAATTGTCTAACTCTTTTGTGTCAACTGACATATAACCACCTTTCCAACGGTAACTTTTATAAAATAATATCTTTGTCTTAACATATTTATATTATACATCATGTTATCACAAATTGTCTAATACATAAAAAGCATAGTAGGTATGAGTAGGGGGCATATATAATACCCCCTACGTTGTAACAAAATATTAGATTGTAGATAAATAATTATAGTCGCCGGCTCTAAAAGAGGTGCTTTCCTCTCTAACTTCTCCATTCGCAAAACTCAATAGTGTAGCCTCATCAAACATAACGTCGCTCACTTCAATAGCCTCATCCCCATTAATATTGGGATCAGTAAGTTCACCCATAAATTTAATACTAGGCATTACACCGGTTTTAATAGCATCCTTAACCAACTTAATATTATAGCTATCGATTTTATGTACAACCATAGTTCCGGTTAATGTACTACCGGTATATTTAGATTGTGTAATCAAATTACCATTTACATTAATGTCCTCATAGTTTAAAGATGCTTTTAACTCAAAACTTTTAATATTAGCAACTCGAACATTGTTAATATATAGTTTACCAAACGTCCCTAAAATAACACTTTTACTATTCATTAATTTCCTCCTTACGCCATCGCAATAGTAAATTTAAGATCTTCCATTGCGTTTGAAATTTTAACATCGCCACCCAAGAACACATTTGTTCGGAATGTCATTTGTTGCACTTTATCCCCTGTCCAATCAACCGCCTCGGCTTTACCGATGGAAATCCATGCTAAGCGTTGACTTTCAATGTCAACATAGGATCGGTTGTCATAACTATCGTCTAACACTTCCTCACGCATTAATTGACGAAAGTAAGAGTTTACGGATGTAATAAATAATCGTTGGTTACTTAACGTATTCTTATATTTACCAACGTAATAATCTTTAAATGTTGTGTAAATATCCTCGATAATTAAGTTCATAGCCTCAACAATAATAATGTAACTCATATCTTCGGTGTCTGTACTTGTAAATGTTTTTAAACTATTTACTGCACGACCGCATTTTACTTTATCATCGTCGTTAATAAGTGTTAACCACCCATCGGAGATCCATTTTCCAATAGGATCCTCTGTGCTTATGTATGCATCGTCCCAAGATGCTAAATCCTCAAATACATAATATGTTAAACTTCTATTCATTGGTAAATTGCATAATGTAGATGCAATTCGGATAACATAATCTTCCGCCGTTACGTCGTTACCGTCTTTTAATTTACCTCCGGTACCTTTTAGTTTAATTACATATTTACTATCGCCTTGCGTAATATTAGCAACAACGCACACACATTTATGACCTTGATTGTCATGGTTGTATTGTACAACTTGATTTGTAAGTTCTTGTTGATCTTCTTTTACGTTTGTACATACATAATTAAATTTAATTTTATCAAGTTCCTTTACAACGTCTGTAAACTGTGTTGTAGTTGCACATCTTAATACATACACCTTGTTTACTGCCACATCAAACGCACGCATGATAGCAGTATAATTTGCGGTTGTGTAGTCTGTTTCAACTACATCCGCACCACGTTTATAAATAAACTTTTTAATCCCTGTATTTTGTTGTACATCTTTTACAATAATACATAATACACCACGTTCGGAGCGTTGTACCGCCGTAACCGCCTTTTGCGTAAAAATAATATTAATATCCGGTAAGTCAATTCTATAAGCCATTATTTCACCCTTTCAACATATTTACTTCTAAATGTTCCATATATGGTTGAGTTTCGTTCCTCTCAACCTTTTGGATTAAATCTGCTTGAATATTAAATGTTAATACTTTGTCTTGTTTGTATAATTCCGATGCAGTTGTAAGCATCTTAACATAATATTCATTTTTTCCGTCTGATACACGTATAGGATCATCAAATAACATTGTTAAATTATTCTTCATGTCCAATAGGTTTAAAAATCCCTCATACCTATTCTCGGCAAAAAATACAATGTTTAAGTTACTACTTTCCTTGATATAGTCTGTCGCAACCCATGATGTGTTTACGTCCTCAACGTCTATAAAATAGCTAGGGCGAGGATAATCCTCATCTATATCCATATCCACCACCGGATAATTAGGATATTTACTTTCTATTAATTCACTCAACGCCCTAATAATATCAATAACCGATAGTATAGTTTCCACCTCCTAACAGTTATATTATAACAGTGTTGTAACAAAATGTAAACACTAAATTACAACTTCGCAATAACACTCTAACCTCTCACTATTTAAGTAAGGATCTAGTATATATAATATATCATATCTTACTCCATTATAAATAAACCAATTAGCGGAGGTTATATGTTTGTTATATCGTAGCACAATTTTATGGGTTGTCCTCGATAAAGTTGTGTCTGCTTGACGTCCATTTAATAAACTACCGGTTTGTGGTAATACTGCTCCCCATACCTCAAACAACTTCTTATCCTCTTTTGGATATTGTCCTAACCTATTCTTTTCTTTTGATGTTACTGTTCCCCAAACCTCTAATCTGTTTTTACAGATACTAGATAGTCTCATGTCTTTTATGTATCTCATTGTATACCTTTCCAAAATCCTACAAGGTCTATAATATAACGTTTAGGAGTCGCAACTCCCCAACATTTTACATCTCTTGTATTTGGTTCTACATATATACTACCGCTCGGAGTAACTGCAACTTCTAGTAAACTTATAGGAGTTGGGGCATCGTTTGGAAGTGTACAAATTGCAACCCCATTACTAGCGGTGTTAGGAATGTTCATATCAAGATGTAGCTTACCAAATCCGGAGGATTGACTATATTCCAAATAACCCCTACTTGTTTTACTCGGTGCTCCTTGCGTTGCAATTCCCCAAATAATATTATAAACTTTAACTTCATTACTTGTTGGTGTATTATTTGTTTGTACATCTTCAACCCCAAGGAGGTTACCACAATGTAAATCTAATACCCCTTGCATAAATGGATTTAGAGTAATAATGCTAGTTGTAAACTGTCTTACCTCATAACTGTCTGAAATTAAAGACAATATCACAACCGTTACATCCTCATACTTTTCTAATTCTTGCTTATTACATCCCATGTAGGACGTGCAATATTGAACAGATGCATCCAATAGCATTTGTAAAAGTACATCATCATCGTTTCCATCAATTCTTAAATACTGCTTAATGGTATTTAATGTCAATTCTGATACTTTCATACTTCACCACCTTAATATTAAATAAGGGCGAGGCGATTGCCTCACCCCGTATCTTATATTTAACTAATCGTTGTTTTTTTTGCGGATACAACAAGTTTTTGTGGTTCAACTACTTTTGCATCAATTTCCAACCAAGCTAATACGCCGGTTGCGTGTTCATCTGCATATTTTTCTTGCAATACTTGAATTGCTACATCCTCGTGTACGTTTACATACATTGCGGAGAAGTCGCCATATACGACATTTGTGTCTTTCATGTTGTCAGATACCATTACCGGTTTGCCAAGGAGTGTATATCCAAACCCATTTGTAATATCATCTTGCAACAAGTAATGACCGTCAGTACCTTTTAATTGGCGTAATGCAACCAAAGTATTATTAGATACTAACCACATGCACTCGCTTTGGAATTGTTGCGGTACGTTAACTTGCATCGCAATTAATTCATCAACCGTTGGTGTATCTGCGGTTGTTTTGAATTTAGTAACGGTTGTGTTGTTTGTTGTGTCAAGCACACCATTAATTTTTGTAGTACCGTTAATAAGTTCATTTTCAATAAAGATAGCAATGCTTTCCGCAACTTTATTTACAACATAAGATACAATATCAAATTGGCTATTGTTAATTAAAGAATTTGAAATTTTAGACAATGCACCAACAAGGTAACCATCCAAAGTAATCGCATCAAAACCGACTTTACTAGATGTTAATGCAGTAAATTCATCGCCGTATGCAGTTGTAATTGCATCCTTACCAACAGGGAATTGCAATTTACCCTTAACGTTAAATTTAGTTGCCAATGCGTACAATGGTGCAATTTGTTTAACACGATCGATAATTTGATTTGCAATACTTGTAGGGATAACGGCACCATTATCCGTTTTAGTCATTTCACCGGCACGATTTTCACGAATAAGAGTTTCAAACGCACGTTTTTCAGTTTCTTCAACGGATCGTTTTTCTTCTTTTTCTTCCGGTGTTTTTGGTTCTTCGTCCATCATAGTCAAGGAACGAGCCTCTTTTTTAGCCTCGATTGTTTTGTCAAGTGCTTTTAATTCGTTTGTTTTAGTTGTAAATGTTTCTTGTTCCTCATCTGTCAAGGCACGTTTTTCAGTTTCTGCCTGTACAAAAATGTTGTTAATTTCTTCAACTAATGCGTTTCTTTTCTCAATTAAAAATTTCATGTATTAATATTCTCCTTTTAAGAAATTCAAATGTTGTTTATATGTTTCGATGTAGTCAAGGTTTTCTCTTTTGTCCTCTGTTGTTACTTCGGATAGTTGGTTGCGTTGCTCTTGCAATTCGTCCGCTCGCATCTCGATCATAGTGCCAACATAAGCCGGTCTAACTGACAAAATAGATACTTCTTTTAAGTCTAAATCTGTAATTGTGCGTTTTCTAATCTCGCTAGATGTGTCCCATTCGTCCGCCTTAGCCACAAACCCAAAACTAAATCCGGTTAACTTATTATGCTCTGCTAACTCAACGACTTCCGGATCATCAATGTCGATAAACGCACGCAATCCAATGTTGTCCTCATATAAATCATACTTAACAGGCGTTAAATTGCGTTTATGATTAAGCATTAAATCTACATCGGGACGTCTTTCCAAAGAGTGTTTAAATGCGTTCGGTTTAATAATCTCAATAAATTTTCCGTGCATGTCTCTTAATTCACGGCTTTCTCTACCAACTGCATTTACATATCCCTCTAAATGGATTGTACCGTTTCTTAATTCGACTTTCAATATGTTTTCACCTCCTAACAATTAATATTATAACATTGTTACAACAAAATGTAAAGTGTTATTTTTCAATTTCTACGTCATTGTTATTCGGATCTACAATCGCCCCTGTATTAGGTACAAATATTTTACCATCCTTAATATTATACAATACATCGCCCAAGCCAAGTTTAAGATATTGCATGTCTAATACCGGCAAATTTTCCATCCGTCGCACTTCGTCAATCGTTAGAATACCACTATTTAAACCGGTTTGATATGCGTTGTAACGCTCATTTGCATTGATACGTAATATCTCACTTGTATCAATATCAAATTTAAGATCTTGTTTCTCGCTTTCCAAAAGTAAATAGTTATTTAACGCATTTACTAATTGTTTTACAATCGGTATTACTGCAATCCTAACCGCCGTTAAATATGCATCGCTATTCGCACCCTCAAAAAAGTTAGTTGGTAAACCAAAGTATGCTAATATTTGATGCATGTTGATGGTTTTGTTTTGGCTCAACTGACTTTCCGTTGCGGTATTGGATGCATCCTCAAACTCGATACCGGCGTTAAGTACAAGTACATCCGATTGACTAGGACTTGTTAGGCGTTTCCACGCTTGCTTTAACTCGTCCACCTTATCTTTATCCAACTTAGACTTAGACTTTAAAAAGCCACGGCGTACACCACTACTAATACTATTGTTTTCGTATTGTAAACTACTTAAAATGGTGGATAGTAAATCTTGACAATCACTGATAAATCCAACACCGCTAATACCGTTTTTTGTGTTGTTAACAAGTCTAAATACGTTATAGTCTTGTACTTGTTTACCATCAACCCAAACATTTACGATTTTGTCAATGTTGTCAACGCTTTCCGTGTATGTCAATTTACTTGTTGGGATATAGGATAATTTTTCAATCTTATTCCCTAATTTAGAAATATATGCATATCCATTTCCCTCCAAAAGCAAATCAATGATTAATTGCCGTTTTAAGTCGTTCGCCGTCATACAATTTCCACTGTAATTATTTAATAATGGTAATCTGTAATCGTCATATATCTCAATATAACCTTTGTCGGTTCTTCGATACATCTTGATTGGTAAACTTGCAATGGCGGATGCAATCCAATTTACTGATTTTGTTACAACAGGAATTGACATTGCTTGTTTTCGTGAGATTGTCTTACCATTTACCAATGGTGAAAGTCCATTAAGTACATCCGCAATTACATCATTTTCAGTTGAACGCTTTTCTCTTTTTAACCAATTAAACGTATTATTCACCTCCTTTCATATTTATATTGTCTCCGTCGATGGGTTCGCTATCTTCTAATACTAAAAATTTAATATAATCTGTCATTGTTTGTCCATTGTACTCCGCTTGATTCTTAATCATTTCAAATTCTTCCTCAGTACATCGGAACGCAATTCGCTTTATTAAGTTAGCCATTTCTTCACCTCCTTGTACGTACATTATAACATTGTTGTAACAAATTGTAAAGTATTATTTTGTTGTAATAAAAAAGAAAAAGCCACACAAATTTGTGTGGCAAAAAGACATTATATAGTGTTAGTGTTTTCCGTTGATAACCGGACTTTAAATAAAATAAATTTTGTCTTTTCTATTAGAATTATAACATGCCAATAATTATAAATCAACTGCATACCCAATTATCGTTAAATAGTTCTTGTTGTTGTAATAAGCATAACGCATTTATTGTTGCTACAACCATGTCAACTTTACCTCTTGACCGTTTCTTATGTACGTATCTGTTTAAATTAGTATCGTACGTACAAACTGCGTTCATAAAGTTTACCTCATATAATTGGTTTGTTTCATATCTGAAATTGTGGTTTGTAATCTCCTCATATAATGTTTTTGTCGGAGTTGCCAATACACTCGAATGTTGTTTTACTTCTATGCAATCATATCCGCCCTCTTGTAGTTTGTTAACCGTAGATATAGCGTTATATCTATCATACCCAACACCAAGAACGTTTACGCCTAATGTACTTTCAAGATCAAGAATATATTTTTCAATTACACCATAATCTATAATGTTATCACCGCAATCAATACATAAGCCATCATCAATATATTTTTGATAATCGCATTTCTCTTCTTTCGTTTTAATCTCAATTCGGTTTGTTGGAATAAAGCACATAGGACGAGCCACTAAATGTCCATATTCGTCTCGTGTGGCAATTACAACGGATGAGTTATCACTTGTTAATGATAAATCAAGACCAACATATACATCTCTCCCATTCCAATCAAACTCATCAATCTCACATTGTTTAAGATCTTGAATGTCAACATAAGCCTCAACACCACCATCGGCGGTTATAATATTGCAATGTTTCGTTAAAAAATTGGGACGTGCTTTTGGTTTTTCAATAGCCACTTCTCTTTTTTTAATTAGATTATCCCATAATATGGGTACATCTATCGCCAATGGGTTGCCATGACATAAAATTGTGTCGTCTGTTTCCCATTTCCCCTTTGGATCATCCGGCTCATATAGTAAACCAAACGTTGTCGGATCATCAATAACACCATCTAATACTTTCTTGCAATAGTCTACTTCATCCTCAAATGGGTTATCTACTGTTGGATATTTCGTACTCATTATTATCCCTAACTTATTTTTTAATAGCACCGCACCACTTCGCATCGCCTCCAATGGATAACTAACCGGTAACGCTCCAACCTCGTCTCCCAACCATGCGTTGGGTAATTTACCATCTAGTGTACTTGTAGAATAGTTAAGCGGTACATACTCGGATGATGTCAATGTACATACAATATCATCTCGACGTAATTTAAAATGATTTTCCAAGTGTTGGCTTACTGATACAAATTCTTTAATTTGTTTAAATGTTTCACGTGCCAATGCACCGGTAGGAGCAACAGTAAAAAAGCGACTAAACTTAGGCTCTAAAATCATAAGTATCAAACAAATCAATGCGGATACATAAGACTTCGCATTTTTACGGCAAATTTCCAAAATGATATTTTCATATCGTCGTTTATCCGCATCATCTCTCATTACTACGCAAAAAGGAGCGGTTAATAGTAACCATTGAAATCCGGTTAATGTGTGTACAACGGATTTTCCGGCTCCCTCACCTTTCGGTACGTTTACCAATAATAATAACTTTTCAATTTTATTCGCCTTGTTATGATCAAACACAGATAACTCATCTTTATCATCCCATATATTTTTAAATATCTTACATTGTTTCTTTACGTATTTAGGGACTTTGTTGTTACTGTTGCATAACGCCCATTCACAATATTTATATGCTTTATCATACATTACATATCACCCAATAACTCGGTAAGCGGATCAACACTTGCCACCGCCTCGGCTTTCGCTTTGTTGCGTGCCTGTGGCGTAATATCAAGCATCTTCAATCCGTTCTCGACTTGCTTTACAAATTTATCACGGCTTGCCATGAATTGTCTATCATCTAACATTGCCGGCAATGTGTTTAATCGCTCATCCATGTACTCCAATCTATCAATGGCAAATGCTAGTGCCTCAACCAATGGCAAATCAATCTCCCTATAGTCGCTCATCTGTTCAATTATCCAATCTCGTTTTTTCGCTTGTTGCTCGTTTAATCTTGCACTCATAAATTACCTCCATTTATAATTTTAGTATATCATAAAAAAATGAAATGTTCAAATATATGAATGTGTGTTCATACTTTAAAATGTTGCCATGGCTACAAGATGAATAATATTACATAAATATTCAAAATGTAGCTACGGCTACACTAATCAATAATCATTATCATATGAATATGTGTTCATATGTTCCTTTATTCATTTATTGATTTATTCATTTATTGGTTTATTACGTTTTACCTAAAATGTTGCCATGGCTACAAAAATTGAAAATGTGAGTGGGGCGTTGGGTGTCCCACGTGGGATAAAATTTTAATTACATCAAACGAGGGGGGCGTATAATTATTCACAAGAGTATTCATATCCGTCAATTTCTTCCTTGTATGTGTCGTAACAATCGCACCACCCCTCATCTACTCCAACATCATGTCCATAAGCGTACGCCTTTTCTATTTCGTCATGGATAACCGATAACATTGCATCCATCCCATGTTGATTTAAAATATCCATTAATGTTTTATCAAACTCGTTTAACTCACTAGCATAATACATATATCATACCTCCTACAATACTGATAAAATTAATTAAATCGTG